ATCTTGCACACAACCAATAATTGGACTTGAATCTTTTGTTCCTACTATTTGATATTGTACGTTTGCAATACGTTTGAGCTCATTTCTGGCTTGAATTGATTGTGCAAGATGTATATTCATCTCGTCACCGTCAAACACTGGATAAAATTGTGTTTTTACATCGGTTCACATCACAATGATGTTAAACTTCAATATCACCAAATTGTTGTTTTGTGTTAGCTAACCACAATTTGGCTTGTTTAAGTTTTTCATCATCCGAATCTTTAGAGCTTAAGAAAGCTTTATTATACAAAGTACCATTTATTTTGATTTGAGCAAATAATCCATTAGCTCGTTTGTAAACATTTGGTGGTAAATCTTTGACATCTTCAGACTGTCTCAATTTACCATCAATAGCTCTAGTCTTATTGGTAAGTACTTTATTTTCTTCATATTGTTTAACATGTTCTTTGTCTTTAGGTTTATTATCACCTACATGATAATTATATCCAATTTCTTTTTCACATGTTTTATGAAGTTTTGTATAATGTGTTTCTCTTGCTTTAAGATTTTCTTTTAAACAGACTTCTAATGTTTGCACAGTAAAATTGTCTGTTCCGTGTTTTCGCATATCTTCATATAGTAATGGTATTTCATTATCACCTCTAGCTGCATTAGATTTATGTCTTCTCAATCTACCTTCTGCACCATAATAACTAGGTGGTCTTTTACCATGTTTTTCATACGAATATGCTTTACCGATGTATTTTAAATTATTGACTTTATTGGTTATCATATAAATAACTCCTGTTTCTTCTGATTCTTGCATTAGAAGAAATCATTTAGATTCATTAACCAATAATTTCAATTTTAATAAACACAAATTTATCACCAGCAAATATTTCTATTTGCCTCTATACTTTGTTGTTAAACATCCAATGGTTTTCACCAAAGTCGTATCGATATTTAACCCCGAATATAGACACCATCACTGGTGGGATTAGACTATACCTTAAGCCCTACAAATTTTCATTTGTAGAACCCACTTCCGTCTAGTCGTTGAACCTTGTGCTTCCATTTATTGGAAGCCATTGGCTGCGGATTGTCCCTGGAGGTTTTGCCTCCAATTATATACATTATTACCATTGGGCTTAAAACATATGTTTCAAGTTGCTCATCTTACGACTTGCAAAGGGCTATTAACCCTGTTCCTCTCAAATGTTACCATTAAAGAGTGGTAGTATATAACTTATTTTAGGGGGTTTCCCGCAGTTTGAAAGTGTTGCTCCGTACGATGGAACTAGGAAGTAAAAAATCTTATCGATTCTTCCTTTTGCGGACTAGACGTTTTGTTTGTCCGCATTATAAGGTTTGCAAACCGATACGTTCATTCGGAATGCATTCAGGTTGTCATTATCGATGACTTGGATCTTGTGACCCATCATGGATGGTTTATGAAGTGTAGGTTGTCGATTGAATAAAACATAATCTCCGTCAACTGAATGACGTTCGACTACATCACCAAAATTTAATTTAATTGCTTTCTTACGATATTTCAAGTCAATTTTCTGGATTTCAGATTTACCGTCGCGATAATTAACACGCAAAACAAAGTTTGCACCGGGGTATACATCTCGTCCATTTTTAACCAAACCAGTAAGAAATTTTATATTAAATGGTGTTACTTCTTCGGGAATTGTTAATTCCATAGCTATCTTTTTAGGTACCCCCACTTGATCAATATCAATGTAAGGGTCCGATGTGATAACCGTACGTGCAGAAAAATCTACTCTTTTACCCATGAGATTGCTTCTTATACGACCAGCTTTACCTTTAATACGGTCACTAATTGATTTAGTAGTTCGTCCACCTGTTTTGAATTCAGTTCGTGGTAAACTGACTGATTCATTATCAAAATAAGTTGCTACATGATATTGTAGTAAGTTAAAAATGTCTTGATTATATGTTGATAACTCATTTGATACTGTTTCTTTTTCCATTTGTTGTCTTACACGTTTGTTTGAAGTAATAATATCAGAAATTTTGAGTGTTAATGAATCTTCCATAGTTGCTGCTGACATAAAATCTACTTTAGCGGTTGGTCTAATACAAACTGGTGGAATTGGAAACTTTTCTATGATTAAATCCTCGGGACGATGCATCTTAGGATTGAATCCAAGTATATAACAATCAGTATCAGATACATTACGTAAAATATTATAACAATCTCTTGGAGTTAATGACTCTTTAATTTTTTTTATATTAGTCTGAAGTTCTTCTTTATCCATACCAATATTTATATCACGTTCTATAATAATTTTAATTGACCCACTATCTTTGACTTCTTTTTTAATTTTTGGAACAGGTACACCACAATGGTAACAATAATTTACATTTTTAGTTAATATTTTGATTTCTTTATATCTTGCTTCAGCTTTTTTATTTAATACTTTCTTAAATTGATTATCAGATTTTTCAACTAAAAGATTTGAACATTTCAAACAAATACATTGCATAATATTTTTCAAATGAAATAAAAATCCAAAATTAAAAACAGGATCAGCTAATTCAGTATGACCAAAATGTCCTGGGCATTCTAATGAATTTTCACCACATGTTGTACATGCTAAATATATATCACATGTTCCTAATCTTAAATCTACTAAACCTCCTTTTTTTGGTTCATAATTTTCATAAGATTCAGCCAAATCAATTCCAAAAGGATCATTACTAACTGCCGAGTATAGTTTAACATCTTTATTTCTAAAAACACTAAACTCTATCTTATCAATTTTCTTAATATCTTCACTGTAATATGTAGGATTTATAGACATTATATTGATATATATTAGAAAAGCTTTATAACATATTTTTTTATCAAATTTTATGTAATTAATTAAAATATGGTAATTTAAAAAAAATTTCTAAATTAATATTTATTAATGTTATGACATTTAATTTTTCATTAATACATGTAAAAAAAATAAATTATAAGTTATATCAAAAAAATATTATCTTATTACACTTTTTTTTCACTGAAAAATGGAACATTAAAAAAAGTAGTAATTTCACACTTGGAACTTAATCCTTAACGGGCGTGCATCTACTTGACAACTTAATTATAAGCGATTAGATGCTTTTATATTTTAAACTATTATATGAAAAGCCTTATAATTTTCGCTTTGAGAGATTAGGTATTTCAGTACGAGTTAATAAGAAATATATAAAACATATTATAACTAATATTATAAATTAACAAAACTTGAAATATTTTACTGTCCCACTTTTCAGTAAAAAAAAGGTGTAATAATGTTGATGTTAGTTTATATAATTTATGTGAAATAATTAATTTTTCAAAAAATATATATGTAGATAAATACGTTATATAAAAAATTATATAAATAAACCATAGTAGAATAATTATACAAAATAATTAAAAATTCTTTCTCAAATATGTAGAATTTCAAAAATATTATTTACATAAAAAATAACCAAAATATTTATATAATAAGAATAGTAAAATATTAAAAATCATATAATTTACACTCAGCAACTAATAAATATTGAATATATTTTTAAAGTAAAAAAATAAAATTATTAAAATTGATTATAAATAGTTAATTAATGACTTACATTAAATAATTTTTGAACTTAAATAAGCAAAAAATCCTAATAATTTTAAATTTTTTATAAAACACTGAGTTTATCAGATGAGTAAATTAAAATATAAAATTCTTAGTTTTGTTAATGTTAGATAAATTAACTAAAGATTTTATCTCTAAATTAGTAATCGAAATAAATAAAGAAGAAAATAAGTCAAAACTTGAGAAAGAAGTAATAAATCCAATATTTGCAAATTTTGCAAATAGAATTTATCCATATGTTTCTTTACTATTTATTATGTATTCACTAAACTTAATTTTAGTTATTATTGTTTTAATCTTAATTATTTTATATAACAAAAAATAAATCATAATAAAAAATATCTAATATGTTATATAAATGAAAAAAACATTATTTTCTACTAAAGATATTGTCAAATACTTAGTTGTTATGGGTTTAATTTATACTATTTTAAAAATGATACCTTCTAGTAAAATAAATAATAAAGATTTAATTTTAATTTTAGCAATAATAACTATTGGTTTTATCATTATTGATTATTCAATATTAAATAATAAACAAGTAAATAAAGAAGGATTTACTCAAGAAAAAGATCCATTTGATTTAGATCTTAATTTTGATATTAATGCTTTATTAAAAAAGAAAATGGAAATGCAAAAAGAAAAAGAATCTGCTAAACAAAAAGCAGATTCATCATCTAAATCTATAGTACAACCTAAATTATCAGTAATACAACCTAAATCAGAAGTTCAAACATCTAAATTAGTAATACAACCTAAATCAGAAGTTCCTACACCTAAATCAGAAGTTCCTACACCTAAATCAAAAGTTCCTACACCTAAATCAGAAGTTCCTACACCTAAATCAGAAGTTCCTACACCTAAATCAGAAGTTCCTACACCTAAATCAGAAGTTCCTACACCTAAATCAGAAGTTCCTACACCTAAATCAGAAGTTCCTACACCTAAATTTAAACATAAAAGACATCTAGCTAAAAAACGTAAACTACTATCCCAAATGAAAAAAAGTAGAAGAATAGATAAATCATATAAAGCTGAATCAAAAGTCGGTTGTGCTATGGAAGTTAATAAAGTTAAAAGAGATCTTGAAAATGAAATCAATAAATTAAAAGTTCTGTTAAATAGTAGAAAGATTACTGATACTAATGGAAAAATAGCTGCAAGATATTTTAAATCATTACTAAATGAACTAAATGAAAAAGGTATTTTAGATTCAAGAGATATTGAAAATATTCAATTAAAAACGAGATCAAAACTATTAACAGTTGAAGAAGTCATTAGTTCATTAGAATTACTAAAGAAAGAAGGTAAGTCTAAAGCACGTAGTGTAGAAGGAAAAGTAAAAAATGATATGGTTTATAATGAAATACCTTCTAATTTTTTTACACCTCTTGGTGATCAAATATCAAATAAATGGGACAATGAATATACAATCTTAAATACTGATAAATGGAAAGTTCCAATGCTAAGACCTCCTGTATGTATTAATACAACTCCATGTAGGGTATGTCCTTCTGATTCATCAAATTACCCAGTTAATTTAAAACAATGGGATGACTCAAGATATATCACACTATCCAAAATTAATAAGAAATGGTCTGATGATCAAGCAAAAGCTTAAATTTTTATTCTAATATATATATATATATGAATAATAATTTTGATATACAAATAAAAAAATCGAAATATTAAAAAAAATCTTGTTATGAAAAATATGAATCTCATATAAATTATAATATAAATAGGTAATTGGTTTGATTTTTTTCAACTTTCAGATATCCCTTAATTTGGGCTAATTGTAGAAATAATAAAGGTATTTATAAAAATATTTATATAAATTTTTAAGATGTATAACTAAATATTTATATAATATTAATGGATAATTGCAATGTGAATACAATAGCTATTACACCTTTTTCACTGAAAAATAAGACAGTAAAAAAAGTAGTAATTGCACCCTTGAAACTTAATCCTTTTTAATGGGCATGCATCTACTTGACAGCTTAATTATAAGCGGTTAGATGCTTTTATTTTTAAACTACTATATGAAAAGCCTTATAATTTCGCTTTGAGAGCTTAGGAATTTCAGTAGGAGTTAATAGGAAATATATAAACCATAGTATAACTAATATTATAAATTAACAAAACTTTAAATATTTTTACTGTCCCATTTTTCAGTGAAAAAGGTGTAATATATATAAATTCATTATAATTTATCATGAAACATCACTTTATGATAAATTTCTGATGAATACTTACAATTTCTAAATTTAACACAATGCCATATTTTAGATAATCTATTTGCTTCTTTCCATTCTACATCTTTATTTTCTAATTTTTTGATATAATCTAATTTAGCATTAAATTGTGAATTAGACTCAGACAAATATCTAAGTACTTGAACAGGTTTATTCTTATAATTTATTTCAATATAATTATTTTCCATTATTAATTAAAAATTAATATTAACAAGATATAAAAACAATTTTTTATATATTATTAATGAATGATTTAAAACAACTTAATACATTAATTAGTCAGGTTTATAGCCTTTCAAAAAAAATTAGTAATTCTAATAATTTTGAAAATTTAGCTGATACCAATATTGATTTATTAAATAAAATAAATACTTTAGAAGAAAAATTATCTGATAAAACAAAAGAATTAGATGATTTTAAAAATAAATATGATCACGATATGAAAATTAAAAATGATGAATTACAAGAAAAATGTGTTGAATTAAATAATTTAACTAAAGTTTCATTTGTACAATCATTAAATAAACAAATTAAAGAATTAGAAAATCAAATAACTAAATTAAAAACACCTCTAACAAAAGAACCAATTGTTGAAACAAAGAAAAAAGTTAATTCAGAATTTAATGTAGATGACTTTGAAGATATTAATGGTTTTGAATTAACATTATATAAAAAGAATTATTATTTGAGAGATTTAGAAACAAATGAATTATATAATATAGTTGATAATAAACCTGGTAAAGTTATAGGATTGATAAATTCAAAAGGTAAAATTAAATTTAATTAGTTGTAGAGCGTGTATATTATAAGTTTCTTAAGGCTACATTCTCAACTGATTTTTTGACTTTATAAATTATAATAATTTATTTATCGTTATTATTATATGAATTATAAAGATAAATATATAAAATACAAGACAAAGTATTTAGAATTAAAAAACATTAATAATCAACTTGGTGGTAGTAAAAATAATTTCATTTTTACAATTTATTAAAGATAATGAAAATATTACTGAGAAAATTGGCTTGATTGGCGATGATTTTACAGTTTTCTTGGAAGGTCTTACATTAAAAGAAATCTATTTTGACTACATTGGATTTTATGAAGAAAAAACAAAAAATGCGTATATTTATGTGAAACAAGATGCAATTGATCACACTATAATATATCATGCTTGGCAATTATTTTGTAATAATGATGAAATTGACGTAAAAATTTATGGAAAATATTGTGGAAATTACTCCAGAAATAAATATGAAACAGACAGAAAATATTTATATAAATATTTAATGAAAATGTTGGTTGATAAATTGATTAATAATGATGAATGAAAACACAATAATACTAGTCATATAAAATATTTAAAGACTATATATATATATATATATATAATTATGTTAAACCTCCAAGATTTTTTATCTTCTAAAAGGATTTTACATAATGAAACGCCTTGTGAATATAACAATGCATTAAGATTTTTTATTGAAAATCAAGAAAATGCTGACATTATAACATATGAAAATACAAGACATTTTTCTTTATTAAATGTTAGTGTTTTAGAGAGAGATGCAAATGGTAATTTTTTTTATCAATTTAGTGTGAAACGAGATGGAGATATTATTGACAAAATTAGTTTTGAAAGTACAAGTGGTATATCTGCACAATTGAGTTATTATATAGGAGGCGATAAGTATATGCCAGAAGAAGTAGATAAGTTTGTAATTGCGTCATCCATGTATCATGATTTTCAAATTAGAGTAACTTTTTTAGAAAAACAAACGACAAATGATGAATTTAAAATACTTTCAAGATATTATTTGGTAAATACAGAAGATAGAAAAAAATTAGCAACAAGTAAAGTAGAAACCGAAAATATTATTTATAGTGATGGTATGACTGGAAGAAAAATTAACAAAATGGAACAAAATAATCAAATTCAATGATTTATTATAGATAATTATGTTTGTTTTCTTGTATTTTATATATTGCTCATAATTGTCAAGATGTAAAACAAAAATATTAGATGCGTTAAAATAAAATTAGTAATAATTATTTTAATTCATTCACTTCATTCCAAAATAATATATAATTAAATGTATTGGTATTCATATAGTCTTGAACGCCATATTTATTTCCTTTATAATAACTATTTGAAAATGATATTAGTGGTTCAGTATAATCTGTTAACAATTGATATTTTTTATGTATATTAACATACTTCTTGTTTTTATCATATTTACACCCTTGAAGATTTAAAATGGAACAAAATGTGATTCTTCAAGGTTTATCCATTTCAGGAAAATGTAAATTTTGAGTATGTTGTATCGTCAAATACAACTGATGAGTTTTAATGTGTATCTTTTATTATTCC